GTTGTATCTGCCATTGCACTGTCCTATTCGTTAATCTGGTTTCATTATACTATAAATTTGTCCAAGTCGCGCTATCAACTGGTTTTGTAGCCCAGACAGCAGGATCAATGGGTAAAGGCTCATACTTGTATCGCCCTGTAGCCGTAGCACCTGACACTGCGTTAATCACAGCAGCACCGCCCATCTTAGCAGTACCATTAGCCGTTAATCCAGACACAGCGTTAATCTCTGCGCTACCAGACACTACATAAACCGCATCAGCCGTAACAGTAGACACAGCCGTTATAGACGTTTGGCCCTGTCCTATGTCCTGTCCAGTAGCCGTAACTGTACTTACAGCCGTTACAACCGCACTAGCATGACCAAACTTCTGCCCATTAGCCGTGACTGTTGATACTGCGTCAATCTCAGCACTAGCCTGATAAACCTGTTGAGCCGTAGCCGTGACAGCAGAAACAGCAGCAACAATGGCAGCAGCGTCTACATAGGCTGCTTGCCCATAGATGTTAATGCCATAATTCGCTGCGCCATAACCATTCATACTAGGTTAGGGTAATGTCAAATTCACCTGCTTGGAAACGGAATACATCACCGTCACCGATTGGCTTACTCGCTGTTAACGCTGTCTCAGCAAGCATATTGCCGCCTGTAGCAGCATCTAATACTGCGGTATGCGTAATGGTTCCCCACACACCCGTAGCCGTTGGAAACTCAACAGCAGCCGTATTGTCGATTGCACCAGAGACAGACGCATCAAAAGCCATAGCCTTGCGTGTGTAGCCATTGCCCGATACTTCTGTGCCTGTGCCGCCTGCGCCAGTAGCAGATGTGTATAAACCAATATAAACAGTAGCTGGTGGTGTGTATGCGGCATTGCGAAATACATGGTCTAGCACTTCATTTTCTAAAAACGTAGTAAATGACATATTAGTAACTTCCTATTTTTAATCTAAGGCCAGAGCCACTGGCGGTTGATCTGCTACTTGCGTTATTAACACGCGTTACGGCAGCAGTGTATAAAGCGGCCCAAGTCTGAGCGCGTTCATCTTCTTTTAAATACGGAGCAGAGTGTAACAATGCGCCATAAAGATAAATGTCTGGGTGGTGCGTTAATAACCAGTTTGTCTCACTAGACCCGCTTAATGCAGGTATTTTAGCGTAATACATGAGGATTGCACTATAGGAACCATCTGGTGTAGGCATTAATTCAAACTGTGAACTGTTAAGGCTGTAGTTAGTTGGCGTACCTGTAGCATCATTCCTAGCTGCTCTAGCTGCTTGCATTGGAGCCAAAGCCATAAAATTAAGACTGCTAGTCCCATCAGTTACCAAATGAAAGCGTATGGTAGAAAGCCAATCACTAGGTATACCCGTGAACTGGCTATCAACTGTAGTCTCTGCGCGAGTTTCCATGCGCCAATGCCGTATCTCATTATTAATAGAAGATTCAGCCAACGATATAAAATCTGGTATCGTAGCCGTCAGATCATCACGATTTAAAAAATTAGCAATAGAGGCTTTTAATTCGCTGTATGTTGAAATAGCCATCTTAATAATCCATGTAAATAATCTTAATCTTATGAGAATGCAACCTATATCGTTAAATTATAGCATGATTAAACCAAACCTTTAATACCCCTTTTTAATGCGCCACGATTCTTCTTTTTAGACTTACCTAAATCGCCTGCTGCAAAGGCTTGCGCCATTTGCCTAAGTGCGTCTGCTGCTTCACTGTGACCTTCTGATTTATCAGGTATAGAAGTCCATCTGCTTTCACTGTTAGACCATTTACGTCTGTATGATTTTAAATGATCTAACCCTTTCGCGCATTTAACTTCGTCAATGTAAAGGTAAGGAAAAATATCAGACACTTGCTGAATACCCCACAGTAAATCTTGTATGCGAGGCACTACACGCCAATGTGTACTTGGCATTAGTTCTTTAAGCATCTGCTTGGGTGACTTGTTGCTATTTTGGCCTTGCCGCTTATGATCTGCGTCATGGGGTAAATACATATCTTCAAATACAAGATCAAGTGATTTTAACCATTTTACTGCGTGACTGTATGGCTCTGACCATGCTTCATAGAAATCAATACACCTAAACTCTAAGCCTACTTGTTGCACGACCCATATAGCACAACCATCACTAGCACCAATGTCAAAGAAAGCCATGCAAGGGTGAGAATCAACCACAGGCAATTTGCATATCCTACCATCAGTTTGTGCTTTATTGATTTCTCGTAACCAAAACGCACCTTCTGGAAATTCTAAAAAGTCAGATTCCCACACATGACCATAAGTATCTGGACGCTGCTTAAAGTCTTCCAAACGCTGCTTGTTTAACACATCAGGGAACCACGGGTTATCTTGCCAACCTATTTTAGTGATCTTGCAATCATCTGGTGTGTTATCCCTAAACCTCTTTTGCGTTGCAGATTCTTTAGATTGTGGGTTCCATATACACCATAGTTCAGAGTTTTGTTCACGGATACTAGGCAATAGTGTCATGTAAGCTGTCTCAGATATAGCTTCTGCTTCATCAATAAACGCCAATATAATGCGTGACTTAGATTTAATACTGTCTAGGTTGCGTGATAATCCAGCGAATGAATAGGTAATCATTCCGTCAACACTTCTAATAAAATGATCACCACATTCATAGTATTCATTAAGAAAAGGCACACTTTGTATTGCGCTTTTTATTTCAGCAAATGAGCTTTCACTTAGGCTGTTCATGTACTGACGCAAACAAAGTATCTGACCAGTGCGACCACTCTTGCCAAATTTGTAGCCCCACACCGCAGTCATTAAAGCAAAAGCGCGTGACTTGGCCCCACCTCTGCCGCCAAAAGCACACCTATACCTAGCCTCGCCTGAGAAAATAGGCACTAATTTTGGGGGTAACTCTATATCAACAACTGACATTAAATATCACCAAATTCTTTTGCAACCAATTGAATGGTCGTGGGTGGAGTCATTGAGCCGTCTGAACTTGTTGTATCTAATTTGTCCGTCTGACCAAGCCAGTTTTTACCTAACCAAACTAACATCGTTGCATTACCTGCCATTGCGGTTGAGTATTGCTTTCTTCTAAGTGACATTTTGCCGCCCGATTTCTTTTGTCCGATATAGTCCGAAAAAAGTAGATTTTTTTCCCTTTTGCAAGCACTTGAAAGTGTGTCGTAATCTATATCTAACACTCCTGCAATTTCTTCACCAGTACATTGAATAGCGCACATATTATCAACCTTTTCCCAATCAATAAAAATGGTTGTGCCTTTTGGCCTATGTGCTGGTTTTTTGTCTGTCATTTTTTATCACCTAATGGGCAGATATTAGCAGCCCTTTTTCGTAAATCTGATGTTGAGAATTTATGAGACCTTTTGTTATAAACAACTTTTATGTCCATATCATCACCTGTAAATCTTTCGCCGACATAATCTTCTCCAATAATCCTAACATCTATGTTTAACATATTAAGTATGTCAATGAGATCATTTTCGGTCGTATAAGGTATGATCTCGTCTACATACTTAACTGCCGCTAATTGCATGTGCCTTTCAACAATGGATTGAATAGGTTTATTTTTGCTTGGTCTATCTACTGTCGGGTCTGTTTGTATGCAGCACACCAAATGATCACAGTATAACTTTGCTTCCCTAAGCATAGATATGTGACCAGCATGAAGCAAGTCAAAGCATGATGCTGTTATTCCTACCTTAGTTTTCATTTTTTAAAACTCTCATTGATTACCATTGGTACAGCATTTTTCCAGCTTACTTTATGGTGCAATCTTCTATTGCTTACACCCATTTCGGTTATCTTTACGCATGATGGTGCGTACATTACAGAGTAAAAACTTTTCACATAGGTGCCCAAGTCTAAATAAATGTCAGTTAATCCACCAGAATTGGCTTGTGTTTCTTTCTGCTCAAGTCTAATTCTTGGATAGGTTAAGAATAAACTGCCTGTTAATCCTAAAGAAACATAGGCATTAACGTCTTCATTTATTCGGCCCATAAACTTAAATGGTCTATCTGTAGAGCAAAAAAAGCTGTTCATTGCCTTTCTTGAAAACTCACCTTTCTTGTATTTTGTTGCAACGCCAGAACCTTCACCACCAATAAAGTCACCGCCTTGGCTCATTGCAATGGTTGTTACATTGCTATCAATGTAAAAATCCAACATACATTTAATTACACCATCTAAATCTTTTATGGAAATGCTTTTTGTAATGTAATTATCGTCATTATCAAACGTATACCTAAACTGGCTGTAATCATCATCCAGTTGCAGAAAATACTTTATGCCTAACTTTTCAGCCACTTTAAAATTATAATTTCTAGCATAGACAACTGAATTTCTTTTTTGGAAGTTGTCGCCACTATCAGTCATATCAATAGCATCTTGCTTATTAAATATATGTACTTGATTTCCATAGATTTTTTTATAATTATCGGCCTCTTTATCTTCATCATCGATGAGCAATATTATCTCACCAGTGTAGCCTTGGCTTCTAAGTGTTTTGTAAGTGACAACATTGTCAGACCTACCATGAGTTAATATAAAAATTGCAAATTTATCAATCATTAGGGTAGTCCTTTAAATACTGCTCTGCTACATCATCAGACATTTTTGCGTATCCGTTTGCGAGTGCTTGCTTTAAATCTATAATGACAAGTGCATTTTCTTCCATTAACTCTTGGCACTCTTTGCTTGAGTGGGCGTAATAATTAGCAATGGCTTCAAAATCAAGAACTGTGTGCCTACCAGCAGCCAACATTAAAAAATCTTTTTCTGCTTGAGGTAAAACGGCAGCTTTAATATTTGCTATTAAATCAAATGTTTTTTCATCGTTATAAAGTTCTTTAACATCTGGTTTGTCACCAGTAGGCTCATAGGTAGGTGCATCTGCTTTTTTTGTGTAGGGGTTTTCATCTTCTAAGTTATCAAGGTTAGGTTCTAATATGTCTAATAATTCATCATTATCAAAGCCTAAAATATCTAAATCAAATTCACCCTCAATATCTGCAAGTTCAATTTTTAGTAATTCAAGGTCCCAACCACTGTTTAACGCCAATTTGTTATCTGCTATTACATAAGCCTTGCGTTGAGCATCGGTTAACCCATGTAGAGCGATCGTAGGCACTTCACTAATGTCTAGCTTTAAGGCAGCCAGTAAACGTCCGTGACCAGCGATTATTCCGTTTTCACCATCAATCAATATAGGGTTGGTAAAACCAAACTCTTTAATGCTTGATGCCACTTGTGTGATTTGGCTTTCAGAATGAGTCCTAGAGTTATTCACATAGGGAATAAGATCATTAGGTTTTTTGTATTCAATTTCTAGCATTTGTATTTCCTTATTTTAAAATTATAACACGAACAATTTTTATGGGCATATACAAGGTACATAGGTACATACCCTATAGGGTATATGTACCTTTATGTACCCTTTTTGTACATATAATGCGTAAAAAGGTACAAGGTACATAAAAGGGTACATGTACCTTTTTGTACCCACTTTAAGAACCCTTTCTTAGCAAAAATGCAGAGGCTAAAATGTTGTCTAAAATAATATAACCATGCTCATGATTGGTTATTATTTCACCATTTAAAAGAATGGAAACTGGACCAGAATCATAGGAAGGCTTCATATAATTTTTAACAACTGGTTCGGTTAACCCATCATTTCTTAACATTTCTTTAAAGGCTGATCGGCTGATGTAAGGCTTATTATCACCACCGACTTCACGCACTTCTGCGCCACCTGACCACCAAGCCCTTTCAATTAGTTTCTTATTTTTCTCCAATTTAGAATCTTTCTTGACCTTCTTGACACGCTCTTCATCGTCAAATACGGCTACGCAAGTGCTGACATTTTCGCCAAACTTAGATATACCCATTTCAACAATTTCTAACTTGAATGGTATTTCTACGCCTTTGCTTGGCAATTCACGCTGCTTGGTAATAGTAGCTGTTCTTTGTCCGTTTTCTTCTACGACCATAATTTCAGTATCTATATGTGCGCGTATAGTTGAACTGCCCCTAGCACCTCTGGAAGCATCTTTGCCACTGTGATGAATAGTTAAGAATGCGGTATTGGCTTCATAAACTACTGCGTCCAACCTTTGCAGTATGGGCACCATATCTTCGCCACTGTTTTCGTTAGCCCCTGCGGTCATACGAGCTAATGTATCACCAATAATAAGGTTAACCTTTTCGCCAGTGTCAGATTCTATTTGTTTGGTCAGTTCAATAACTTCGGTAGCGTGTTTATCGCTTGTAAAGAAATTAACTGGAATTTGCACTATAAATAGATTCTGCATTTTGCATTGATAGAAATCTTTAATGGCTTGTACTCGGCTAATAACACTTGATGGGCTTTCGGTAGCTAGGTAAATGACTGCACCCTTTTCTACTTGTTTACCCATAAACCGAATACCTTCACAAATGGCATGGGCCATTGATAGAGCATAGAATGTTTTACCACTGTTGCTGTCACCATAAAGCATAGATTGTGATTTTCTAACCACCATGTCTTGGATTAATTCATCAGGGGCTTGGTAGTCTAGCGATAGTGAGTCCCCACTAACCACTCTAAGAACTTCATAAATGCTGCTGGCTGGCGGCATTAAAAGTAATAATAGGTCTTCATTGCTTTTTTCTTGCGCGTAATCATTAGCATCACCAAGGGTTGGTGGCATAATTACTTTAGCAGAAGAACGAACACTGGCTTGATCTGCATACTTTTTACCAACGCCATGCTCATCATTATCTGCAACAATAACTAACTCTTGCCCTATGCCATACTTGTCTCGCATTATTTTAGTAACTGCTGGAATATTGCTTGCACTATAAGCAACAACACAAGGTCTGCCAGTGGCTTCGGTAATAGTAGCTGCGGTTGCAAAACCTTCGGCTATAAATAATGGCCCTGATTCGTCCATAGTGCCAATAGTCCAGAACTTGCCAGACACTGCACCACCAGAATGAAACTGCTTGCTACCTTCTGCGCTTATATACTGTAAACTGCTGATGCTATCATCTTCACCATATAGTGGTAGTGCTAGTCTGCCGTCACCAGTAACGCGTGAGCCGTGAGATTTAACGCCTTTATGCTGTAGGTATGGGTGGGTATCTTCTGAGCCTGTACATTTAGTCCAGATTGTTTCTACTGTAATGCTGGCAACTTCACGTTTCTGGGCCATTTCTGCATCACGGACTTTCTTTGCTTCGCTTAACCTACGGCTATTTGCCATTTGCTCGGCACTGCTAAGTTCACGCCCTACGTTTGCTCGCCAAGTGACTTCTAAATCTAGCCGCCAATCGCCAAATCTGCCAGCAGGAATACCATCTGCAAAACAACAGTACCAACTGTTCTTGTCTTTCTTACCACTGCCAGCCCATCGGTGTAATTTACCATCCAAGAATACTTGGGCTGGTGGTGTTAAGCCAGATGCCTTCATAGCATCTATTAACTGAAATTCTGGTGGCTCGGCTCTTGGTGCTTCTTGAGGTTTAAATGGGTGATCAAATATTCTTGCCATTTTCGCGAGCCTCTAAATAGTTGTAGAGTGCTTCCACAGTGGAATATTTAGGGTCAGTTTCGCCCCTCATTAAACGCGTAACAACGTTGTATTTTAAGCCAGAGGCTTCGGCAACTTTGCGCAGATTACTGTCTGCAAGTTGCTCTTTAACTAACTGAAGATTCATTTTTATTCCCTTTTATGTAAATTTATTTATAAAAACGCTTTTAAATATACCAACAAATGATTATACTGTATACAACTTCAAACGGAATATTTCCAACCGAAGTTATAAAAAGGAATAAACATAATGTCAATTCAATTAAAAAGCACAGGCGATATCCACGCCAAAGGCTTAAAAGTTCTAGTATATGGACAAGCAGGGTCTGGTAAAACAACCCTAACTAAAACGCTACCTAAACCCGTTGTTCTATCTGCGGAAGATGGTTTGTTATCACTTAAAGATGACAATATACCTTTTGTAGAAATAAAAAACATTGGAGATTTACACGATGCCTATAGTTGGTTGAAAGATTCAGATGAATTTCAATCGGTAGTTTTAGATTCAATATCAGAGATTGCAGAAGTCGTTTTAGCCCACGAAAAAAAGGTTAATAAAGATGGTCGTGCAGCTTATGGCGAAATGGATGTCCAATTAAGCGAAATAATTAGGGCATTCCGAGACCTAAATATGCACGTTTTAATGACCGCCAAGTTAGAAAAGCAACAAGACGAGATGGGCAGAATGCTCTATTTCCCGTCATTGCCCGGCAACAAGACGGCCCAAAAACTGCCGTATTTTTTCGATGAAGTGTTAGCACTTCGGATAGAAAAAGATGAAGAAGGCAAAACTCAACGGGCATTAATGTGCGATTCAGACGGCCTATGGTTGGCTAAAGACCGCAGTGGCAAGTTAGAGGCTTGGGAAACGCCAGACCTTGGGGAGATTATTGCCAAGATTGGCGGTGTATCGTGAGCATCTATAACGATTGGTTAAACGCAAAAGCCGATGAAAAACACGCGATTGAAAAAAGACGCTTAATAGAAGATAAACTGGTTCAAGAATTTGCGCCAGAACATTTTAACGGCACTAAGTCAATCAGCGTCAAAGGCTACAACATTAAAATTGTTGAGCGGCTAACCAATAAAGTTGATGGGGACAAGTTACAAGAACTAGCAGCCGATGCTGGATTAACCAGCCATTTAGGTGAACTATTTCGTTGGACACCAACCATTAACATGGCAAGCTGGAAAGCTGCCGATGAAAGTATTACCGAAGCATTACTAGGGGCTGTAACCACAAAAGCTGGTCGCCCATCATTTACTATAGAAAAGGAAGCATAATCATGGCTAATTTAGGTCAATCTTTTAACACAAGCGAAATCCCACAAAGCGAAAGCAACTTTGAGCCAATTCCAGCAGGTTGGTATTCTTGCGCCATTGGTAGTGCAGAATTAAAAGACACTAAAGCAGGGACAGGGCAGTATATCGCTATACGATATAACATCACGGGACCAACCCATGAAGGCCGAGTTATTTTTGGCAACTTAAATATTCGCAACCCTAACCCTAAAGCACAAGAAATTGGTATCCAACAACTGGGCGAGTTAATGAGGGCCATTGGCTTGGCTTCGGTAGAAGATACCGACCAGTTAATTGGCGGTCAGTTAGAAATTAAAGTCAAGATTCGTGAAGCAAGTGGTGGGTACGATGCTTCAAATGATGTAAGTGGCTTTAAAGCAATGAAAGGTGGGGTAGCACCCGTTGCTTCATCACCTACTGCGGCACCAGCATCTGGTACGCCGCCTTGGGCTAAATAACACCCATAAAAAAGACGGGCTGTAAAATGCCCGTCAATATCTGCATAAATACTATAAAAGGAGATTTCATTATGGCAAAAATACCAGAACCTGTCCAACATATTTCAGCATTAATAGATCAAGCACATGAAGCAAGGCAAGAACAACCAAGACCCCATTTAGGCTGTTCTGGCTTAGGACACCATTGCGATAGATGGTTATGGCTATCTTTTAGATGGGCTATTGTAGAGCAATTCCAAGGTCGCATACTGCGTTTATTTAGGCGAGGGCATTTAGAAGAACCTCAAATTATTTCAGATTTACGAGCAATAGGTATAGATATTGATGGTAGCCAAGAACGAGTGGATTTTGGTTCCCATGTATCTGGCAGTGTAGATGGTGTTATTCATAATGGCGTACCTACTGCGGAAAATACAAAGCATTTAGCAGAATTTAAAACCCACAGTAAAAAGAGTTTTGACGATTTAAAGAAAGGCGTACAAGCATCTAAGCCTATGCACTACGTTCAGATGCAGGTGTATATGCTAGGGTTAAAGTTAAAAAGGGCTTTATATGTCGCTGTTTGCAAAGACGATGATAGGTTGCATACAGAGCGTATTCATTTTGATATTGACGTTGCTAAAAAAGCTGTCGCAAGAGGTAAGCGCATAGCCCTATCCGATAGACTGCCAGAACCATGTAGTGGTGCTAGCAAGGCTTGGTATCTTTGCAAGTTCTGTGCAGCTTACAAATTCTGTCACGAAAATGAACCCACCAAGCAAGGTAATTGCAGAACTTGCGCCCATGCAACCGCCAAAGCAGATTCAACATGGCGTTGTGAAAGGCATAATTCAGAAAATATACCATTGGATTACCAGCGCACTGGTTGTGACAGTCACGTTATACACCCAGACCTAGTGCCGTATAAGCGCAAAGAGGCAGAAAGCGAATGGGAAGCCATTTATATTATTAACGGCAAGGAAGTTTTAAATGGTGAAAGTGGTTATAGCGGTCAAGAAATTATTGCCAACCCAGACCAGTGTGCTAGTGGCGGTGGGGATAAATTAAGGGAAGCATTTAACGGGAGATTTATTGGATGATATTAAGAGACTACCAGCAAAGGTCTATTGATTTGCTTTACAACTGGTTAAGAAACAACCAAGGCAACCCTTGCTTGGTTCTGCCTACTGGTAGTGGCAAAAGCCATATTGTAGCCGAACTTTGCAAAGATGCATTAACCCAGTGGCCCGAAACAAGGGTTTTAATGCTAACCCATGTTAAAGAATTAATTCAGCAAAACGCAGAGAAAATGCGCCAACATTGGGCTGGCGCACCAATGGGGATATACAGTGCTGGATTACGGCAAAAGAACTTAGCAGAACCCATTACATTTGCTGGCATTCAATCTATCCGCAACCGAGCAGATGAAATAGGCCACATCGACATAATTATTGTAGATGAATGTCACCTTATATCGCACAAAGATGAAGGTGGTTATCGTAAACTTATTCAAAAATTATTTGATATTAACCCTCATTTGCGTGTCGTTGGACTAACGGCCACCCCATTTAGGCTAGGGCATGGGTACATAGATGAAGAGGGCGCATTGTTCCATGACCGCATTGAGCCAGTAACCATTGAAGAGTTAATACACAAGGGTCACTTGTGCACACTTAGAAGCAAAAGCACCACAACCAAACTAAATGTAGATGGTGTAAATAAGCGAGGTGGAGAATACATAGAGTCTGAACTGCAAGCGGCTGTGGATAACTATGAAACAAATTCACAAGTTACAGAGGAAGTTATCCACAGGGCAAAAGATTGCAAGCATTGGTTATTTTTCTGTACTGGTGTTAATCACGCTGAACACATGGCAGAGGAATTAAATGATATGGGAATAACCGCAGCTTGTGTGACAGGTAAAACACCAGCAGCAGAAAGAGCAGAAATCATTAGGCGTTTTAAGGCTGGGGAGATTAAAGCATTAACCAATGCCAATGTATTAACCACTGGGTTTGATTTTCCAGACATTGATTTAATCGTAATGCTTCGGCCTACAATGTCCCCTGCTCTTTATATGCAAATGGCTGGCAGGGGTTTAAGGCCAAAAAAACACACCAAGCATTGTTTGGTGTTAGATTTTGCAGGCAATATATCCACTCATGGACCAATTACCAGAGTTAGGCCACCTCAAAAGTCAGGCGGTGGTGGTGAAGCACCGATAAAAGTATGTGATGTATGCCACGAAATAGTCCACATATCCGTTATGGTTTGCCCATCATGCGGCAATGAATTTCCCGAAAGCCAAAATAAAACACTTATGCAGTTGCGAGATGATTGCATTATGGGTACTGATACCGAGTTAAAAATGGCGGTGGCTAGTTGGCAGTGGGATGAATACACCAGCAGGGCTGGAAATGAAATGCTTAGAGCCACCTATTACGGCAAATCATTAAGCGATAAACCAATTACTGAATACTTTTGCGTAAATCATAGCGGCTATGCTGGTCAAAAGGCTTTAGGACAAGTTAATACGATTGCCCATGCTAGTGGGTGTCATGCCGAGTTAGTTGCTGCCAACGGCTTATATCAAGCCTCAGTAGCGTTTAACCAAGCAACCCCACCAGATGCTATTGATTATGAAAAGAATGGTCGGTTTTTTAATGTAATAAGGAGAAATTATGCGTCATAAGACCCCGAAAGTGGTTGAAGAGTACAACGCAAAGGTTAACGCCATTGTCGATATTAACGAACCTAAATGTTGCCACACTTGTGACTATTACATGGAGAATGGATTATGCCAACAGTACCAAATAGAGCCGCCAGAAGATTTCGCAAGCCAACTAGATCAGTGTCAAGATTGGCTACCAATAATTCCGTTTTAAAAATACCCAGTGAGCATGAAGAGCAAGTGTTATTTGTTCAATGGTTTAGGCGCACTTATGTAGATGTGCGCATCTTTGCTATTCCCAATGGTGAAAAGCGGTCACAAAGTGCAGGGGCTAGATTAAAGGCAGAAGGTGTTTCTGCTGGCGTTCCAGACCTTTACATACCTGCATGGAACACTTGGATAGAAATGAAAAGGTCAAAAGGCGGTAGAGTTAGCGAGAAGCAAAAAGATTGGATTGCCTATTTAGAAGGTATAGGCCA